AAGGGGCATACGTATAAAAAATATTTAAATGTACAATCTACTTGCAAAAAAGCGCGGTTCATTTGAGCCGCACGAATTAATTAAATCTAAAACCATATTTAACATACTAACAATTCCCCTTGAATATATTAATCGTCTAATACTGCCTTTAATACTTTTTGCAATTTCGCTTTTTGCGCTTCCGTCAATTCACGATCGCCATAGTAACAAATTAACGTACTATCTGTTATTTTCTTTAAATCAATTTTTCTCTCAGTAGTTTTAATTTTTGGCGTTCCCTCTACGCCGTCAGTAAAATAACCTACCGGTACCCCAAAGTATTCCGATAATATCTTAATATTTTTTAAACTGGGGTTGCTTTCTCCTTTCTTCCAACGTGAAAATGCACTTTGTGGAATTTTGGTATCCCTTGAAATTTGATATGCTGATACGCCAGTTTTTCGCATTAATTCTTCAATTTTGTTGTATAGCATAATGTACCTCGCTAAATATAAACATACTGTTTAACATTTTTAAAAAGTGTTTACTGGACTACTTACTAAAACGGAAGTACAATATAGCCATAAGGTACTTATGAAATCGTAAGTGTCTTAAAGTTTTGGTATAGCAAGTGTGGCGTCGAAAATCATCACTTGCTATATCGCAAGTATACCATTTTAGAAAGTGGGGTGCAAACTATAAAAACAGTAACAAAAAATGTTTTTAAACTAATGGATAGCAATGGTGTTACCGCTTATAAACTATCCAAAGAAACGGGAATTTCAGAAAGTGTTATTTCCCGTTGGCGTAGCGGCGAACAATCGCCAAGCCTTAGCAGCCTTGTGAAGGTTGCACATTTCTTTAATTGCGGTTTGTCGGAACTGATGAAAGGAGTTACAAAATGAAACTAACGTATACCGTAGAGGAAGTGGCCGAAGTGTTGGGCGTTTCTAAATCTTCGGTGTACAACCTAAGAAATAACGGTGTAATTCACCAATTAACAAAATTACCGGGCGTTTTGTTTTCTGTCAAAGAAATTCAAGAAATAGCCGGATTAGAAACCGAAATAAATGCGGTTAATTACCGGGCGTTAAAAGCAGAAAATGAAGAATTGGCGAAAGAAAACGCAAAACTAAAAAACGATATAAAAAAAATCGCCAGCAGCATTCTGACGATCACGGGGGAATTATGACAACGGCTTTTAAAATCATAGGCGGCTTGTTGCTAATAGGCACGCCGGGCAGTTTAGAACTTGACAATATTACGCTATATGAAGCGTTTTTGCAAGGAATGTTAGGGGTGGCGCTATTATACGGCGGCATCTATATAGACCAAATAAAAAAGGCCCAATAGTAACGGCAATTACTAAAGGGCAGATGCGAAAAGTGAGTTTTAAAAGCATCTTAACCATATCATACATGATAGCTGGTTAAGGTGGCAAGGTGAAATATGAATAAAGAGGAAATGCTTGCGTGTTTTGATAAGTTCGACTTAATCAAAGAAGCGTTAAAAAGTGTAGATGAAAACATTTATACGGCTATCACCTTTACGGTGAGTTCGTTCGGTGGCGGTTTTAAGTATCACGTATGTGCAATTAGAAATAATAAATACGTAAAATTTGCGCTTGAAGGTTTCCCGGATACTTATTTAGCGAACGAGAAAACAATTAATGATTATAGAGAAGTATTAGAAATGTTAGGAATGGAAACGATAAAATGAGTAGCATTTACGAATTAAATAAAAACTATATGGAAGTTGCTGCAATGCTTGAAGAAGCAGAAACCCCAGAAGATATTGATGCAATCAAAAATACACTTGAAATGCTTGATTTATCCATTGAGGAAAAAATCGAAAACACGGCAAAATACATGGTTAATGTTGAAGCCGATATTCAAGGTATTAAGGCTGAAATTGATAGATTAAACAAGGCAAAAAAATCAAAAGAAAGCACTATTGAAACATTAAAGAACAACATCGAATATTCTATGAAGCAAAAAGGTATTGAAAAATTAGAAGTTGGTACCTTTAAAGCTGGTTATAGAAAATCTGAAAGCGTTGAAATTATCAACCTTGATGTAATTCCGGCGGACTTTACAAAAGTTGAAATTAAAGCCGATAAAACGGCAATTAAAAAAGCGCTTAAAGCTGGCGAAGTGGTGGAAGGTGCAGAAATTAAAGTAAACCAAAATTTCTATATTAAGTAGGTGATCGCATGGCAGCAAAAACATTACAACAAAAGTTAATTGAAATACAAGCCGAATTAAAGGCTCCTAAAAGCCAATACAATAAATTCGGTGGTTACAACTATAGAAATTGCGAAGATATCCTAGAAGCGGTTAAACCGCTATGCGCTAAACATGAAATTGTACCGTTATTAAGTGATGAAATCATTATGATTGGTGATAGATTTTACATCAAAGCAACGGCAAAAGTAACGGACGGAAAAGATGAAATAGCAACTACTGCATTTGCGCGTGAAAGCAAGGATAAAAAAGGTATGGACGAAAGTCAAATTACCGGCTCCGCTTCTTCTTATGCCCGTAAGTATGCGTTAAATGGCCTATTCTGTATTGACGATACGAAAGATGCAGATTTTATGGATAATTCACAAAATGGCAAGCAACAACAACCAAAAACGCAGCAACAACCGCCAAAAGAAACGCATGTTAAAGGATACGATGAATTTGTAGCGTTGCAAAAAACTAAAAAAGTACCGCCGGCAGAAATCACAAAGTATATTGCCGGAACATACAAAAAACCACGCCTTGCACTACTTGATGAGTTTGAAATGGTGGCGGCGCTTGAATGGTTAAAAAGCTATGGGGTACAAGAGGAAAACAAAGGCTTTACCCTATACGACAATGACGAACAAGCATTGTTACATGAAAACGCTGGTGATCGTGAATGAAATGGGTAACAAAAGGAATTGCAGTTGTTAAAACGTTAGGTTATAACATTCTAATTCCAGCGCCTAAAGATGAAGAAATTAATAAAATTGATGAAAATTCAGAATACACGGTAACACTAACAAAGAAATCTAAAAAGCGTTCTTTAAATGCTAACGCCTACGCATGGGTTCTATGCGATAAGATAGCGCGTGAACTTTCAAAGAACGCCTATATATCCAAAAATGACGTATATAAGCGTGTTATTCAAGAAGCTGGTACTTTTACTTATCTACCAATTAAAAACGATGCCGTAAGCCGATTTATTGAAATTTGGCACGGCCACGGGTTAGGCTGGCACGCCGAAGATGCCGGCCCAGCTAAAACGGAAGGGTATACAATCGTTCGCGCCTATCATGGTAGCAGCGTTTATACAGTAGCCGAAATGCGTCGTTTGATTGATGCACTTATAGACGAGTGCAACCAATTAAACATACCGATTGAAAGCAACGATTACGTTAATTCATTAATACAGGAATGGGGAAATGAACAGAAGGAAGAAACAAGATAACGTATTGTACGCCCGTACTAGAAAATGGGCGTATGAACGCGATGAAGGCCTATGCGTTCTATGTGGCGCAATGGCAACCGAAGTACATCATATAGAGTTTAGATCGCAAGGCGGCTTATCAAATCTTAGTAATCTTGCTTGTCTATGTAGAGATTGCCATATAAAAGCGCACGGCGTAGAAGCTAAGAAAATACGCGAAGTATTAAGGGAAAGGAACGAGGGTATTAAATGGACGAATGATGTCAAGATCTATTATCAAATCCGATACTTTCCTAGATATGCCGGCAACTACACAAAACCTATACTTTCATATGCTGCTAGATGCGGACGATGACGGATTTATAAACGCTCCAAAGTCAATTATGCGAATGATCGGGGCAAAAGATGACGATATGAAAGTACTTGCTGCAAAACAATTTGTAATACCGTTTGAAAGTGGCGTTGTAGTTATTAAGGATTGGAAAATACATAACTACATTCAGAATGATAGGTATAAGCCAAGCACCTTGCTAGAACGTGATTTACTCAACATTCAAAAGGATAAAACGTATACGTTAAAAAACGATGTATCCAGTATGGATACAAAATGTATACAACCTGTATCCATAGGTAAGGATAGGTTAGGTAAGGATAGGTTAGGTAAGGATAGGTTAGGTAAGGATAGGGTAGGTAAGGATAGTATAGATACACTATGTCATGTTTCACATGACGATGTGGATAAATCTCACATTGAAATTATCGAATACTTGAACATAAAAACGGGTAGTAAGTTCAAGGCTACAACCAAGCCTTATATTCAAGCGATTGGATCACGATTAAAAGAAGGTTATACCGTTGACGATTTTAAAACCGTGATTGATAAAAAATGTAGAGAATGGCAAGGTACGAAGTTAGAAAAGTACCTAACGCCGAAAACGTTATTTGCGCCAAGCCATTTTGATACATATCTCAATTCAAATGAAATGGCAACCATGACGGATACAGAACGAAAGGTTGCAGAATTAAACGCATTGATTGATGCGGTAGAAAGGGGAACAGATGAGGGAACCGAACGCAAAGACATTGACGGCTACGGGCCAATTATTGATATATCCGAATATTGATGTAGCAAAAACAAAAATGTACGCATTTATGTTAGAGGATATCAATCCTGTAACATTGGCCGAAGCAATCAAGCAATGCATTATTACATGTGAGTTTCTTCCGGCAGTTGCAACCATTCGCAAGAAAGCGGCGGAAATTTCCGGATATGTCAACGGAAAGGAAGAAAGATTAATTGCGCAAGATGCATGGGAAATCGTGCGCAAGAAAGCCAGCCAAGTAGGTTATGAAAAAGGCCTTGATGAGTTGGAGGGAATAACAAGGCTTGCTGCTAAAACAGTATGGCGTTTCTTTGATCCAAGAAACTGCCAAAGCTATAACGAAAGTGCAGCAATGAGCCAATTTTGTAAGGCTTATGAACAACTGGCAGCACGTGAACAAAGGAATATGGAAATAGCGGAAAGCATCAAAAGTAATGGCCTGTTAATGGAAGCGCGAAAACGTGCAGAACTAAACATGCCACAGAAAACAGAAATTAAATTGCTAGATAACGGCCATTTAGTTGAGATTGAAAAATACGAAGCCGTAGACCTTAAAAGCATGGTTAAAGATGCCGATATTTCGGAAGAAAGTAAAAAGTTAATTCTAGGGGTGTTGGAATGAACAAAAAATATAATGTGTTCCCGAAATTAATCGAATGTAGGGAATTGTTAAAGTTCACGCAATCGGATATGGCTGCATATATCGGTATAGGAAGGGAAACATACAAGAAAAAGGAACGAGGCGAATTTGATTTTAAATTAACGGAAATGTTGGCAATTCAAGAAATTATCAACGATGAAATGCAAACAAATATATCGTTGGACGAATTATTTAAAATGGAAAAAATCGTTTAAATGCGTTGTATGGAAGTTTTAAGCCGTTGATGATAAATCATAAGGGCGAAATAGTAGACGGGGTAAAACGAGCGAATTTACCCTATAGAATTAGAAAATAGAAAGGGAATTATATATGAATAGTGTTCAATTAATGGGAAATCTTGCACGTGATCCAGAAGTACGTTATACACAAACAGGCCGAGCGGTGGCAACTTTTACGGTGGCGGCAAGTAATACTTATATTGATAGTGCTACAAATGAAACGAAAGAACAAACGGCGTTCGTGAATTGCGTTGCATGGGGCAAGCTGGGCGAAGCGGTAGGAAACTACCGAAAGGGAAACCGCTTATTCGTAGAGGGGCGAATTCAAACGCGTTCATATGAAAATAGCGACGGCCAAAAGAAATATGTAACGGAAGTTGTTGCCGGTTTTGTTGGGTTATCCGCTTTAAATGATGCGGCAACGGAAAGTAACTTTGAAAATTTTGCAGATGATAAAGGCAACGATGAAAATGTTCCGTTTTAAGAGGTGGTAAAAATGAAAATAGTTGTTAAATTGATTTATTTAGTGCTTGCACTATTAACAAAAGTTTTAGGATTGGCGTTTATTGTTGCGGCTATATTGTGGCTACTAGGTTTATTTAATATCGCTGGGAATACAGTATTGGCATTGTTTACATTATCCATACTTTCAGCGTTGATAACTGCTGCATTAATGGAAATGATTAAGGTTGATGCATTATAAAAACTCTTGGTGCATATTAAAAATGAGGAGTAAATATGTTAAGAATAACAGTATTTATAAATGGTGATATGTTTTGATAAAGGGGAATACATGAAATTCATAGATTTTTTTAGCGGTATCGGTGGTTTCCATTCCGGTTTAGAAAGGGCCGGAATGGAGTGTGTTGGCTGGTGTGAGTTTGATAAGTTCGCGCAAGCATCGTACCGTGCAATGTATGATACAGATAATTTATGGTTTGGCGATGATGTAACAAAGGTTAAAGGGAAAGACTTGCCAAAGGCTGATCTATGGACGTTTGGCTTTCCTTGCCAAGACATAAGCATAGCTGGTAAGCAAAAAGGAATTAAAGAAGGCACTAGAAGTGGTCTGTTTTATGAAATTATGAGGTTGTTAGATGAGTGCAAAGAAAATAAACCCCAATGGATTATGTGTGAAAACGTTAAGAATTTGCTATCAATCGACGGGGGGGGGCGGGGTGCTCCCCGTTGTTTGTGAAATGGCAGGAAGGAGGGGCCGGAATGA